AAATAAAAAATACAAGCCTAAAAAAACACAAACAGTGGAACGTGTATTAAATCGTGCATTTGCACAGGTGTTGTTTCAAGGACGGAACGTAATTGATGTGGTTGATATTTTTATTAGTATGCTTAGTGAAAAGAAAAGCTATGTGAATTTTGTATGCAGCAAAAGTGGCATTTCAAAAGAAGACTTCCAAACATTTATTAATTTGGATATTGGTGGCACTGAAGCTGAACAAGAATCACGTGAAATGAGTGGTGCTGCACAACAAGCATTGCGAGCATTCACTGACGATCTAAACGCACAAGTTAAAAAAGGCAAGATCGATCCTGTAATCGGACGCAGTGAAGAGATTGAACAGGTTGCACTTTCTCTAGGACGCCGTAACAAAAGCAATGTTATCATGGTTGGGGATCCAGGTGTGGGTAAAACAGCTATTGCAGAAGGACTTGCGTATAAAATTGTACACGGTGAAGTTCCTGAATTCTTAAAAGAATACAGTGTTTACACACTGGACATTGGTGCTATGCTTGCTGGTTCTAAATACCGTGGCGACTTTGAAGAAAGATTGCAGTTAGTGTTACAAGCATTGCAGAAAAAAGGCAAAACTGTTATGTTTATTGACGAAGCACACATGATCAATGGTGCAGGTGCTGGCGGCAAAGACAGCAGCAATGATCTAGCAAACATGCTAAAGCCAGCACTGGCAAAAGGCAACATTAAAGTTGTTGCAAGTACAACTTGGGACGAGTATCGCAAACACTTTGAAAAAGACCGAGCATTGATGCGTCGATTCCAACGTGTTACTATTGATGAACCTAGTGCAGAAACAACTGTAGAAATTTTGCGTGGTATTAAAAAATACTATGAAGATTTTCACGGTGCAGAGATCACAGAAGAAGCTGTACAGGCAGCAGTTAAGTTGAGTGTAAAATATCAAGCAGATAAAAAACTGCCTGACAAAGCAATTGACTTGATTGATGTTGCATGTAGCCGTTTTAAAGTCAAAGATCAAACTGAAAATAAAGTTGTTACTGAAGAAAGTATTCAATTTGAATTGAGTAAAATGGTTAATATTCCAGAAGAACAAGTTGCAGAGCGTGAAACAGAAAATCTAGCAAATCTTGAAAACAATCTCAAGGGCGGCGTGTTTGGACAGGACGAAGCAATCGAAGCTATTGTTGATAAAATTCTAGTTAGCCAAGCAGGACTTAAACCAGACGATAAACCAATTGGATCATTTGTGTTTATGGGGCCAACTGGTACAGGTAAAACAGAAACAGCAAAACAACTTGCTAAACATTTGGGCGTAGAACTTGTGCGTTTTGATATGAGTGAATTCCAAGAGAAGCACAGTGTTGCAAAATTCATTGGTGCGCCTCCCGGCTACGTCGGCTTTGAAGATGATGCAGGACAACTTATTGTCAAATTACAAGAGAATCCAAACTGTGTATTGTTGTTGGATGAGATCGAAAAAGCACACCCTGATGTAAGTGCTGTGTTACTGCAACTAATGGACAATGGTATGGTCACAGGGTCAAATGGCAAAGTTGCTGATGCTCGCAACAGTATTCTAATTCTTACAACAAACCTTGGTGCTAAAGATGCAGAAAAGAATTCAATTGGATTTGGCGACGACTTTGAAAAAGAATATGAAGATACTGATTTAAAGAAATACTTTGCTCCTGAATTCCGAAACAGATTGGATGCAACAATTACATTTGCAAAACTTGGTAAACCAGTTATGATGAAAATTGTTGGCAAGTTCTTGGCAGAGTTGCGTGAACAGGTTAAAGATAAAAAAGTCAATATCACAATTGACGACGAAGCACTAGACTATCTAGTAGACAAAGGATTTGATCCTAAAATGGGTGCTCGTCCGTTACAGCGTGTTATTGATGCTGAAATCAAAAGACCATTGAGTCGTGCACTACTGTTTGGCGATTTAAAAGACGGTGGAAAAGTAAATATTAAATACACTAATAAAGAAATCGTAATCGAAACAGAAAAGAATGAGCACGTATCATAAATTTAGAACAGTAAAATTACACTACGGAAAGTATTTGTACAAATTGCAGTTACACAATTTGCTTGCACATATTTTCCGTACTGACTTTCAACGTGGCGGAAAATTGTCATATGCAAAAGACAACTTGAATACATATAATGCAATGTTGGAATCTGGACATGTTGTCAAACGATCTAGATGGACAACCAGTATTATTCCTAATACGCATTTAGACGATGCAAACACAATTTATAAAAAGTTGCGTTTTGGCAAAGATTATCTTGTTAGAGTAGAAAACAATACCTTAATACTATACAGCAATAACAAAAAGTTTTTGACCAATATTGCTGATAATTTAAAAATTCAACCTGTGGATTTTTGGGAGCCTGATGAGAGTATTAGCAGTTATTTGAAAAACAACGAAAAAGTTATTATTGTAGATAAACCAACAGATTATATGTACAAAGTAACATTTGGAAGAAAACGTGCCAAACCAGAACTAGCAACATGGCTAGATGCTAATACTGATAAATCCAAAGCAGGAAGAATTTTCAAAGAAAATTGTAAAAACAATACTTATATCAACGGTCAATATGTTTACTTGCGTGATGACAAAGTTTTGTTTTTATTAAACATGATTGCAGGCGACAATGTTACCCGTGTTGAGAAATTGGTTTATAGATACGATATAGATAGTTAAGATAAATACAACTGTTAGACCCGGAGTTGAAATGGAACATTATGTACGCATTGTGATGGAAAAACAAGAAAGCGCAAAAGTGCTGGATGAGAGTGTTTTTCCAAATAATCAAATTTTAGAATCAGAGCAAGGTGCTACTGTATATCAAATTGAATTACCTCGTGAATTGAATGAGCAAGAATGTGATGAGTATGCAGAACGTTTGGCCAATTATATGTTTGAAATGGGCTATGACGATTTTGATATTGAAATCTCAGGCGAAGAAGAAGATATTGCAGAAGAAACATATGATGGTGATGATTTCTTCACTGAATATGGTGTAATGTGGTTCAACGAAGATGACGATTTAGACGAAGCTGAATATCAAGGACGCAAAGTGCCACTGGGTAAGCCTATGCGTGGAGATGTTAAAAAATTCAAAGTGTATGTAAAAAAGCCAAACGGTAATGTAGTTAAAGTAAACTTTGGCGATCCTAACATGAAGATTAAAAAGAGTAATCCGGCACGTAGACGCAGCTTCCGTGCTAGACATAACTGTGACAATCCAGGACCAAGACATAAAGCACGTTATTGGAGTTGTAGAAAATGGTAATGCTAAACGAAATATTTGATAAAAAGGCGATTGCTGATTTAAAAATTGGTGATCAACTTCCTTATGATGTTGTAGAAGATTTGAAAATCTATATGACACAGGACAATGACTTTTATCGCAAGCATTTATTTCCACGCATGGGAGAAGTACAAGCAGCAGTGCAAAAAGGTGGCAAATACAATAAAAAAATGTTACTACCAGCAGTAGAAGCAGCTATTCCTATGTACTTGAAAAAGTTCGATATCAAGAAGCGCACAGAAGACTTTATGAATGACGAACAAAAAATGGAATGTATCAGCAGTATACTAAAAGACGAAATGGATAATTTCCGCGAAGGAAAATATTAATGCGTTTTAAAGAGTTCAACATTGTTAAAGAAGCAAAACAAATGGGTCGTGCGTTTAATCACCTCGAAGACCTTGTTTTCTTTCATGGTGTAGACGGAGCTCTTGAAGCGATTGAACATTTACGTGATTTAGCAACCGATGAAGGTAGCAGTAGTATACGTATGAAGTGGGACGGTAATCCACAAATTTATTGGGGTAGAGAACGTGCTGGTGGCCCATTGATACTCGGTGGACACAATCAATGGAGTCGCGGTGTGCTAGGTGACAGTCCAGAAGCTATCCAAGACTTTATTGCTAATAAAAGTGGTAATCCTAAAACAGACGAAGAAAAAAAGCAGCGCATGGAATTTGCAAAAAACTTTGCTAGCATGTATCCAGAATTTGACAAAGCAACACCAAAAGATTTTGAAGGGTTTGTTTATGCAGATGGACTATTTTTATCTCAACCTGAATTAAAAGATGGTGTTTATACATTCTGCCCTAATCCTAAATCACAGACATGTTATCATGTACGTGCAGAAAGTGAATTAGGCAAGCGTATTGCACGAGCACAGATTATGGTTGTAGGACATGCAGAATTTCCAGAATGGGGAATGCCAGATAGCGCACAACAACCAAAAAATGACTTCGGTGAATTTGACGGTAACCCAAATGTAATTGTATTAGGTCCTGTATACAATACAAAACCTGTAAAAGTTGATACAAGTAATTTAGATACAGTTGAAAGATTTGCAAAAGCCAATAATAAAATTATAAACGGTTTCTTAAACGGTGTCCAAGGATTGAGTGATTTAAAAAATATCATTTACACCTATGTAAATCAAACAGCAAAAGCAAAGAACTTGGACAACTTAGGAGTTGATAACTTTTTCAGTTGGTTAAGCAACAGCAAAGTGAGCAAACCTAAACAGGCAAAAATAAGTGAATTAAACAGCAAATACAACAATGCATTGAACGCTATATTCACACTAATAAAACAAATACAAAATGCTAAAGACAGCGTAATTGATCAAGTTGAAGGCGAACAAGGCGATATTTGGGATACTAACGGCGAAGGTCGTGTACGTTATGCAGATAAAACTAAAAAGTTTGGTAATGTTAAACTTGTACCTAGAAAACGCTGGACCCCAGGTTGAACACATTCCAACATCCTCGTTGGGGAATACTACTTACTCCAAACAAATGCGGTAGTTCATATGCACAACACATGATAGCTAAACAGTATCATGTAAATAAAAACAATCTTATATTTGAAAACAATATTGTTTGGGCAGTTGTTAGAGATCCTGTAGAATGGTATGTTAGTGGATGGAGATATGCAGTGAGTCACCTTATAGCTGAGGCTAAAGAAATGAACTACAATTTAGGATTTGAAGATCATTTAACGTATTGTTTAACACAACAAGAACAAATAAAAATAACCGGGCGTATGTACAATCAATTTGATAGACACACTTGGTACAATCCTTATTTGCAATGTACAAATATAAGTAATAAAATTAATAAAATAATCAAACTAGAAAACCAAGAACGATTCAATCAAGTAATTGGATTTTTTAGTGACGGTAAATCTCCTGGAGCACCAAAAAATGTCAATGACGGAGAAAAAGCCAGACGCCACGGAAAAGCATATGTTCCAAAACCAAAGTTAACAGATAAAAGTATACAGTTATTGCATCGTTTAGACAACTGGAGTATGTTGGCTGGTTACAATTTAAACGAAAGCATTACAAAGTATATAAATACATTATGTTATTAAGAGAATTATTTGAAGCAGAAAACAGTGTAGGTATTATATTTGGAAGATTTAATCCTCCTCATCAAGGACACAAAGCAGCATGGGAAGAAGCTGCTAAGAATACTCATTGGTATGTAGGAACAAATAAAAGCACAATTGGTCCAAAAGACCCACTTCCTTTTGATGTAAAAATACAAGCAATGGAGACTATTTGGCCCAACATAAAAGGACATATTATTCCAGAACAAACATGGTGGAGTCTTGCTGCCGCAGTATATAAAAAGCATGGCGAAATTGATCTAAAAGTAATTACTGATGAAAACGATGCAAAAGTATTTGTACCAGGACTACAAAAACAAAACGGTGTCGAGGGCAGACACGGTTTCTATAAATTTTCTAGTATTGAATGGCAACCTGCGCCAAGAGTATCTAGTGCTACAGAATTAAGAGCAGCAGTTGCAAATGATGACCCAACAGCATTTGCAAAAGCAGCAGGTGTACCAGCAGATACAAAAGTTGCCGGAGAACCATTCTTTGATCTAGTAAAGTATTATCTTGGACAGCAACCAAAAAAAGAAGGTGCTATGAAACGCATGGCTCAGTCTAGCAGTAACAAAGCTGATAGAACTGCAAGTAACAACAAGTTACAGCCAGGTCTAGACACCTTTAAAAAGAAGCCAGACTCAAAAAAAAAGATAAGTGAAGGATTTAAGTTACAATTAGAACGTGGCGAAGATATGGACGTTCTACATATTGTAAATACCGACACAGGCGGACGTACAGAAGTGCGTGGCAAAAAAGGCTATGAAAGCGGCAACTATGATGCAAATGATAAACTGCATCAACTACTAGACCGTGTTGGCAAAAGTGCAAACATATCAGAACTAATAAACGGCGAAGTAGTAAGTATCAATCCAAAACACCCAGATGGTGCTAAAGCAAAAGCAGCAACAGATGTTGCATATAATGAAAGTACAGACCTAAATAGTCTTAGAAAATTTGTTAGGTCTCAACGAGAAGCACCCGATCAAGTTCTTTATCAAATGATGATGGCTCC